GAAGGTTTGCTTAAGTGATTGAACAGATTTTTATTGCTGTTACTGAAATAATAGCAATATTTTTAATTCAAGATAAAAGAGAAAGCCATCGTAAGTTTGCCCCTATCTTTGGATTGCTTGGGCAACCTTTTTGGTTTTATTCATCCTACATTGCTGATCAATGGGGAGCTTTTATCCTGTGCTTTTTCTTTACAGCAGCATGGATCAAAGCCTTAAAAGACTATTGGTTTACAAAGCGGGACACACCGCTTACAAGTGAGCAATACTTTGAACTAATCACAGACGCTGTTGAAAAAGTTGAACAGGGTAGCAAACTTGACCAGAAAAACTACATCAAGAGAGTTTTAAAAGAAGCCCTTAAAATAAGGTAACAACCCGCAGATGTAAGTCTGCACTAACCTTGACCAACCTACGGGAGTCAAACCAAGATGAATAAACAAGCCGAAAATAATAAAGGCCGCCCTAAAGGATCACCGAATAGGGCTACGGCTGACGTAAGGGCCGCTATAGCCGCTTTTGCAGAGGGTAACGCACATAAGCTCCAAGATTGGCTTGATCGCGTTGCAGAGGGTTCTGGAGGCGTTAAGCCAGATCCCGCCAAAGCCGCTGATTTGTATCTCAGGGCTATCGAGTACCACATCCCCAAGCTAGCAAGAACTGAGGTCACTGGTCAAGACGGTGGCCCTGTAGAGATCTCTGCCATTCAAATCAAGCTGGTCAAGCCGAATGAATCTTGAACTGGATTTCCCTGAAAAACTGGGATTCTTGTTTGAGCCAAACAGATACAAGATTCTTTATGGTGGCCGAGGGTCAGCTAAGTCTTGGTCTGTTGCTCGGGCTTTGATTGCCATTGCTGTCCAAAAGCCAACCAGGATTCTTTGCGCCCGTGAGTTGCAAAACAGTATCTCTGATTCTGTGATTGCTCTATTGGGTGATCAAATCAAGGCTATGGGGCTTGAGTCCTTCTTTGACGTACAGCGCACAGCTATCTATGGCCGCAATGGGTCAGAGTTCAGTTTTGCTGGTCTAAAGCACAATGTCACCTCAATCAAGTCGTTTGAGGGTGTGGACATTTGCTGGATAGAAGAAGGCCAAGCCGTTTCTAAAGTTTCATGGGAAACGCTGATTCCTACGATTCGTAAGCCTGACTCCGAGATATGGGTGACGTTTAACCCTGACTTGGACACTGACGAAACTTACAAGCGGTTCGTGGTCAACCCTCCAGCATCGTCCAAGATTGTCAAGATGAACTGGTCTGACAATCCTTGGTTTCCTCAAGTGCTGAAGGATGAATTGGAAGACCTAAAGGCTAGGAACGTGGATTCTTACCTGAACGTCTGGGAGGGTCACACAAGGCAAATGCTGGATGGCGCTGTGTACGCCAATGAACTGCGTAAGGCCCAAGAAGAAGGCCGCATCCGTGAGTTAATCATTGACAAGTCCATCCCTGTTCAGACCTTCTGGGATTTAGGGTGGAGCGACATGACCTCTATATGGTTTGTCCAAGCACTTCCCGGTGGCGAGATCAGAGTGATTGACTTCTACCAAAATTGCCAAAAGACCATCGACCACTACGCCCAAGTTCTTCAAGACAAGGGGTATATCTACAAAGACTGGTGGTTGCCTCATGATGCTGAACACAAGAATATGACTGGTAAATCAGTCAAGGATATTCTTCAAGGCATGGGTAAACCTATCAGAATCACGCCAAAACTGTCTGTTGCAGACGGGATTAACGCAGCTAGAACACTGATGGACAGGTGCTTTATTGACGAGACTCGATGCGCTGATGGACTGCAAAACCTGCGCCATTACCGCTATGACGTTGACCCAAACACCAAGATGTTCAGTAACAAACCACTGCATGACCAGCACTCACACGCTGCTGATGCTTGGCGCTATGTAGCCGTTGGACTAGACGAAAACACTGGTTCATGGGGCAAATCTATCAACGTAATACCGAAATGGGTGGTCTAAATGTTCATGATGAGACAAGGCGATATATCTAACGCTAAACGGGTTGACGAACTTGAAAAGCGCATTGAAATGCTTGAAAATGTGGTAAAGGCATTACAATTGACCGAACGCCCAAAGGTCGGGCGACCTCCAAAGGCAAAAGATGAGTCAGAACTTAAAAGCGATTCTCCAGGCTGAAATCGACAACTCAATCGGTTTCATTGAGAGTGAGACTGTTGAGCAACGCAAGCAAGCCCTGCAAGCCTACTTGCGCCAACCTTACGGCAACGAGGTCGAAGGTAAGTCTTCTATTGTCACTGGTGAGGTAGCAGAAGCCATTGATGGTGCAATGCCTCCACTGATGCGTATCTTTGCCAGCAGCGATCAAGTTGTATTGGCAAACCCAACTGGCCCCGGTGATGAGGCTGGCGCTAAACAGGTCACAGACTACCTCAACTACATCTTCCTGAATGACAATCCCGGCGTGATCATCATGCACGATTGGTTTAAGGATGCCTTGCTGCAAAAGAACGGCATTGTTAAAGCGTATTGGGAAGACAAGGAAGACGTTACCAAAGAGAGCTATCAGGGCTTGTCTGATGACGAACTAGCCTTGATGCTGCAAGACAAAGACCTTGAGATTGTTGAGCAAGATACCCAAGAGTTCCCTATCCTTGACCCTATGGGTATGCCTGCCTTCAATGAAGACGGTACACAAGCCATGTATGGCGTCCATGACATTAAGGTGAGCAAGCGCACCAAGTCGGGCAAGGTTGTTGTTGAGAACGTCCCACCAGAGGAGTTCCTGATCTCCAAGCGTGGCATCAAGATTGAAACATCGCCTTTCATTGCACACCGCCGGATGATTACCCGCAGCGACTTGATTGCTATGGGTTTTGATGAGGAAGTGGTTAAGGGATTGGCTACTGGTGACGCACTTGCCTACACACCAGAGCGAGTGGCTCGATTCAGTCCTGGTGAGCAACCTTATGACACACAGGCAGAAGACTTTGCAATGCAAGAGATTGAGGTCTTTGAGTGCTATGTGCGTGTTGATGAGGACGAAGACGGTATTGCCGAGTTGCGCCAAGTCTTCTATGCAAGCAATGAGATTCTGAGCAACGAAGAAGCTGACTATGTTCCCTTCTACTCTGTTTGCCCGATTCCAATTCCGCACAAGTTCTTTGGTAACTCACTGGCAGACCGCACAATTGATCTGCAACTGATCAAAACCACTGTTACCCGTCAGATGCTGGATAACTTGTATCTGACCAACAACGCCCGTGTGGTGGCTGTTGAGGGGCAAGTTAACTTTGATGACCTGCTTACCTCTACCGCTGGTGGCGTTATTCGGGCTAAGACACAAGGCGCTGTTCAGCAATTGGTTGTTCAGAACGTGGCTCAACAATCGTTCCCAATGCTGGAGTACTTGGATCGAGTTCAGTCCAAGCGTACAGGCGTGACTGATGCAAGCCAAGGTCTTGATGCCTCTATCTTGCAGAACGTGACAGCCGCAGCCGTGGCATCCATGCAGCAAGCCGGAGCCGGAAAGATTGAGATGATTGCCCGTATCTTTGCCGATACTGGTGTTCGTGATCTGTTCTATGGCATCTTGCACTTGGTCACTAAGTACCAGCAGAAAGAGCGAATCATTCGTTTGCGTGGCACTTACGTGGCTATTGACCCTCGCACTTGGGCCAACAAGTATGACCTGACAGTGAATGTCGGTCTGGGTAACGGTAATCGTGATCAGCAAATGGCAATGCTGCAAATGGTGCTGGCAAAGCAAGAGCAAATGCTGGCTCAGTTTGGCCCTGCTAACCCGTTTGTTTCGTTCGGTCAATATCGTGCTTCTCTTGGCCGTATGGTTGAGGCTGCTGGTTTCAAAGACTCTGCTGAGTTCTTTAAGCCGATTAGCCCAGAGCAAGACCAGCAATTGTCTAACCCACCTCCACAAGAGCCGCAAATGTCTCCAGAGGTTCAGGCGTACATGGCTAAGACACAGGCTGAGATCCAAGGCCAACAGGCTAAGTTCCAAGCTGATATGCAAATGCAACAAGCCAAGATGCAAGCGGATCTTGAGTTTGAACGCCAGAAGGCTGCACTTGAATTGCAACTCCAGCGAGACAAAGCCGCTGCTGAGATTCAACTGATGCGCGAGAAAGAAGCCTCAAAACTTCAGATTGAGCGTGAGAAGATGAATATGCACTTTGCCATGAAGGAGCAAGAGTTCCAAGCCGAGGCACAGCTTAAAGCCATGAAGATTGGTGCAGGCATCACTTCCAACGTGGAGATCCCAGGATGAATGACCAAGTTGAAGAAACCAAGCAAATGGTCAGAGAGGCCATGCTTGAAGAAGGCATAACCTCTAAAACGCTAATGCGTCTTGGAAAGATGGCTGAAGACGTTTTGCAAGATCAAACACTCTATCCAAAGTTTTTACAAGCAATCATTGATAGCGAATTAGCCGATGAAGAAGATCTATCTAAAAAAATAGATTACCAACTTATTGGCGTAATGGCTACGCTTGGAGAGATGTCAAGGCAAATGATTGCTTCTGGTGAAATAGAGGCTTGATATGGGATCAAAATTTAGCAGATTCCTAAAGAAAGTTGCAAAACCAGTTGCAGTGATTGCTGCGATTGCTTATCCACCACTTATCCCTGCAATTGGCGCTGCTCTTGGCGCTACTGGTGCGGCGGCTGCTGTTGTTGGTGCTGCTGCTCTTAGCACTGGTGCAAGTTTAGCCTCTGGTGATTCAATAGAGGACGCATTAAAGTCTGGTGTGATTTCTGGAGCATCGGCAGGGATAGGGCAGTTGGCCTCTGGTGTTACGTCTGGTGTTGCTGAAACTTTAGGTGGTGGATCTGCCGCAAACATTGCAGCCAATGCGTTAACTGGCGGTACAACATCTGAGTTGTTGGGAGGCGACTTTGCAGAGGGCGCTTTGATTTCAGGCGTTGGGTCTGGAAT